CGCAACTACGGGGACGGAACATCTAACGCCAACAAAACGGACTTTATTTCGGCCGCAGGCAGTTCCTACTTTACGTTTTCACCCGCCAACGCCGAACGCATGCGTATCGACTCCTCCGGCAACCTCGGCTTGGGAGTTACTCCGAGTGCTTGGGCGACATTAAAAGCGGTGCAACTTCCCGGTGGGGCCATTGCTGGCTATGCTGGCGGCACAGGAAACAACCAGTTTAGTCTTCTGAACAACGCCTATTATGATGGCACCAATTACGACTACATAGTCACAGATACGGCGCAGATGTACCGCACCACTGGCGGTACTCACCAGTGGCACAACGCCCCATCTGGAACAGCAGGCACTGCGATTACTTTCTCAGAGCGCATGCGCCTCTCCGCTGCTGGCGGCTTGTCCATCGGCACCACAACAGACCCCGGCGCTGGTGGTCTCATCACCACAGGCAACGTAACCCTTGGTGATGCCTCTACCGACACTGTGACGGTGAACGGGTATATGGGTGTGGGTGTTGCCCCAAACAGCGCAATTGCCCTTTATGCTCGCGGCACCGCATTGACAGGAACAACTCAGACTGGTGTGTATTCGTACCCCACTGCCACGTCTGCAGCCACGGTTGCCCTGCGGTCTTTTTCCGCGCAGCCGGGTACGGCTGATGCAGTTTTTACGGTTGCTGACGTAGCTGGTTTTTACGCGTTTAATCCAGTAAAAGGCGCAGCGTCAACAATTACCAATGCTCACGGTCTTTACATCGTTGACCAAACCCAAGGCACAAACAACTACGGTATCACCAGTCTTGTCTCTAGCGGCTCAAACAAGTACAACATCTACGCCAGCGGGACTGCGCAGAACTATTTTGCTGGCAACGTGGGTATTGGGACGACTACGCCTGCCAACCAGCTAACTGTTTCGTCTGCTGCCAGCGTCATAATTCAAGCATTGGGGACAAATGCCGCAAACCCCAGTCTTTTTAGAGCACAAAATTCTGATGGTGTGACTTTTGATTTCCGGATGAACGGGTCATCCGCAGCCACAAACCCATCAACTGCACAGATTACGACCAGTGGTACGCAGTCAATTGCATTTATTCAGTCTGGCGTGGAGTCCATGCGTATCATAGGCTCAAGCAACAACGTAGGTATTGGGACTGCTACGCCATCTTCGCGTCTTGATGTGGCAGACGCTACATCTGCCATCCTCACACTCACCCGCACTGACAGCACAGCAGGCAACGGTGTAATCCGCTCCATTGGCAATACGGGTGTCACAAACGCCTCGATCAACCTTGGTGGCGGCGTGAACAACAATATGGTGTTCAACACCAATGGCTCCGAGCGCATGCGCATCCTCTCTACTGGTGAAATTATCCGTGGTGGATCAGCGGGTGTCACAAGTTCTGGGGGCTCTGTAACTGGAATTGAAACCCTTGGTGGAACCACCGCAGCCAGCAGCATCGGTCAGTATGCGTTCGCAACAACAAACGCAGCCCCTTTCCTTGAGATGGGCTTTTCGCGCAACGCAACAGTTGGCTCGCAGACAGTTGTGAACAACGGCGATGTTCTGGGCGCAATCCGCTTCTCAGGCTCTGACGGTACAAACTTTGTTCGTGGCGCTCAAATTGCAGGTTTTGTTGACGGCACTCCCGGCACAAACGACATGCCCGGTGGTTTGTATTTCTCGACCACAGCGGATGGCGCAAGCACACCTTCGATCCGCATGACGCTGAACGCCGCAGGCAACGTGGGTATTGGGACGAGTTCGCCACGCTCATTGCTTAACCCAAGCGGCTCTGGCTCTACTGGCGCGGTCTTGACGCTTGAAAACTCCAACACGGCGCTGACGACCGGGAACGTCATCGGTGAAATTGACTTCTACGCCAACGATGCCTCTACCAACGGTACAGGCGCGAAGGCAAAGATTGTCAGCGTGATTGAGAATTCTGCTGGAAATTTGGTTAGCCTGACCTTTGCGACATCAGACAGCACCAGTGCGACAGGCGTAGAACGCATGCGTATCGACTCCTCCGGCAACCTCGGCTTGGGAGTTACTCCGAGTGCTTGGGGGGCCAGTAATAAAGCGATACAACTTTCTGGCGGCGCTGTTTGGGCGTTTTCAACAACGCAGATTTCGCTTGGACAGAATACTTATGATTCTGGCTCGGGAACATTTGTCTACGCAAGCACTGACGCCGCAAGTCGGTATCGTCAATTAGCAGGCGCTCATGCTTGGTTCAGCGCCCCTTCCGGCACAGCGGGAACAGCCATCACCTTCACACAGGCGATGACGCTGGATGCAGATGGTGACTTGGGTATTGGGACAACTTCGCCAGCAACTAAGTTGGACGTAGCTGGGGCTGGAACATTTAAAGTGGACGGGTCTGGGTCTACTACGCCACTGATCTTGCGCAACAACAACACAGCCTCCACTCAAGTGGTTAAGCTGGCGTTTGACAGCAACGGTGCTATCAAGGCATCCATCAATGCTGCGGTGTACAACAACGACTACATGGCGTTTAACGTAGGTAGTGACACCGAGCGCGTGCGTATTGACAACGTGGGCAACGTGCAAATGCAGACTGGCTCCGCAGTTGTCTGGGCTCCAGCACCTGCGTCCATCAGCACCACAGCAACACTGACCAACGCCAACATCCAAGGCCAGATCATCAACACGACTGGCACAAGCTACACCGTGACGATGCCTCTGGGCTCCACAATGGAAACTCTGGTTCCTTGGGCTACAACCAACTTGGGTTATGACTTCACCGTCATCAACACTGCCTCTGGCACGATCACAATGGCTGTCAACACTGGCGTAACATCGCTGGGTGCTCTGACAATTGCCACTGGCACATCGGCAAACTTCCGCATCCGCCGCACGGCTGCAAACACTTTCATCCTGTACCGCATGAGTTAATCGAAAGGAAATATCATGACAATCGCATACAACTGGGTAATCACCCAAACCAACTACGAAGTCTCCAACGGCTTCATCACCACGGCACACTGGACTTGCACAGCCGCTGACGGAGACTACTCGGCCTCCGCCTATTCAACCTGCTCATGGGCTGATGGCACTCCTTCCGTGCCCTATGCTGATGTGACCATGCAAGAAGTATTGGATTGGTGCTGGGCATCGGGCGTAGACAAAGACGCCACTGAAGCCGCTCTGGCCCAAAACATTGAGTTGCAGAAAAACCCTGTGACCGCCACTGGCACACCTTGGTCTGCTGCGGCATAATCACGTTCATGGGGTTTCGTGCGGCCCCTTTACCGCACTGCTTTGGAGAAACAAATGAACGAGCAAAACATTTCCCTGTCCTTGGGTTTGGTCAACGGCATCCTGCAATACTTGGGCACCCGCCCATACGCAGAGGTCACCAATTTGATCCAAGCCATTCAAGAGCAAGCCATCCCTCAGGTCCAAGTACCCAAGGAGGCCATGCCTGAAGAAGCTGCCGCAGGCGGCACGGACTAAGATGCGAGACTGGCTGTTGTCGTTCATAGCGGCAGCAGCCCTTGTGTCAGGGGTTGTCTTGTTTGTCAAGGCAGCCCTTTTTTATTGGATGTGAAGTATGTTGGCTGAGGTTATGGCTGCGAACGCGGCATTTTCCGTGATCAAGCAAGCCTTGGCCAATGGCAAGGAGCTGCACCAGCTTGGCTCCCGGGTCTTCGACTACTTCGACAACAAGGCCAAGATTCAGGAAAAGGCCACTCAGAAGGGTGGTGGCTCGGACCTTGAGGAGTTCATGGCGCTTGAGCAGCTCAAGCAGCAGGAAGAAGAACTCCGTGAGCGCATGGTCTACGCTGGTAGGCCGGGCATGTGGAATGACTGGCAGAACTTCCAAGCTGCTGCCGCCAGAAAGCGCAGGGAGGCCAAAGAAGCTGCTGCCCGTGAAGAAGCCCGTAGAGCAGCACGCCTCGCACAGTTGATTGAGTACATTGCCCTTGGCATGGCAACCATCGTGCTGGCTGGCCTGATGGTCGGTGGCATTGTCATTTACATGAAGCACCTGCGATGAGCGACGAAAAACTCAACCCCAACTCCACACTCGACAAGGTGCTCGGGTATGTGGACAGCCCGTTCAAGCTGTTCGCCATCCTCATCATGGGTATCGTGGCCTTTGCCGGGTACTTCCTGTGGCAGAACCAAGACTTCATGAGGGACGCTTACAAAGAGTCCAAGAAGCTGCCGGAGATCAACACGTCCCGCACGGACGATGCCAGCGCCATGCTGTTTAAACAGACCGGCGCTTCGGTGGTGGCGATCTTCAAAGTCAACCCATTGTTCAACTCGCGGGTGCTGTACCGGGCCTACACCAAGGACGGCAGGGATAAATCCATCGAAGACATCGACGTGGGGCTGTTCACCCAGAACGCAGGCAACAACGCAGATGTGGTCAAGTTGATGACCAACGAAATACCGTGCTCAGAGTACCGCTACGCGCAGTCTGAAGTGGGCTTGTGGTACATCGAGAAGGGCGTGACCTTCACTTGCCGGGTGAGCGTGCCGCCAGACAGTCCGAGGTTTGTGGGGCAGGTTACGGTGGGTTGGACACAGCCCCCAGAGGACTTGCAGCAAACCAAATTTATGCTGGAGATCGCCAGCGCTATGTTGACGAAGAGAGGTAACTGATGAACCTGAGTGACCTGAACCCACTAGCTGCCATCGGCGGCAAACTGATTGACAGATTCCTGCCAGACCCCGCAGCAGCCGCAGCCGCAAAGCAAGAGCTGGCCCAGATGCAGGAGAACGGCGAGCTGGCCCGGATGGCCAACGAGACCAAGGTGCTTGAGATCAGCAATGCCAACACCGACAGCGCCCGGGACATGAACGCCAAGGTGCAAGAGTCAGCCAATGCCTCATGGCTTGCCAAAAACACAGCTTACGCGCTGGACGTGGGGATTGTGTCGGCCACCATCTTTTTGGCATGGTTTGCCTTCATCAAGGGCGTCCCAGAGGCCAACAAGGAGCTGGTGTACATGGCACTTGGCTCACTCATCACCATGAGCGGTACCATCCTGAACTTTCACCGTGGCAGCTCACAGGGCTCCAAGGACAAAGGCGCTGACATCCAAAAACTCAAGGACTTGAAATGAAACAGAACTTCGACGCAGCACTGAAGGCCATCCTCCACCATGAGGGCGGCTACGTAAATCACCCGTCCGACCCGGGTGGTCGAACCAACCTTGGCGTGACTCAGAGAGTCTGGGAGGAGTGGGTGGGTCACGAGGTGGACGAAAAGGCCATGCGTGCGCTGACGCCCGAGCTGGTTGGCCCCATGTACAAGGCCAAGTACTGGGACAAGATCAAGGGCGACGATCTGCCTGAAGGGGTGGACTACGCCGTCTTTGACGCTGCTGTGAACTCCGGCCCCGGGCGTGCTGCCAAGTGGCTGCAATCCTGCGTGGGTGTCGAGCCTGATGGTGGCATTGGCCCCAAGACGCTGGCTGCCGTGGCTGCGTTTGACCCGAAAGAGCTGGTGGAGGACTACGCCAAGCGCCGCCTGTCCTTCTTGATGGATTTGCCTCATTGGGGTACATTTGGTAAGGGCTGGGGCCGCCGTGTAGCGGAAGTGCAAAATACCGCCTCATCCATGACCGCATGAGGTAAACCGTGCCACTCAAGAAAATACTGATCCGTCCCGGCGTTGCCCGGGAAAACACCAGATACCTGTCCGAGAACGTCGGCCCAACGGGTGTAAACGGCTCGTATGCTGCGGGTTGGTACGACTGCGACAAGATTCGCTTTCGCTCCGGCTCGGCTGAAAAATTGGGTGGCTGGGCACCGTACTCCACCAGCTACTATCTCGGCATCTGCCGGTCTCTGAACAACTGGGTGACGCTGGGTGGCAACAAGCTGATTGGCGTGGGCACCAACCTGAAGTTCTACGTGAACCAAGGCGGCAGCTACTATGACATCACCCCCCTGCGCGATACAGAAACCCTGACCAATCCGTTTGAGACCACCTCCGGCTCCCCTATTGTGGTGGTGACTGACGCAGCAGGGGGCTACACGGACGGTGACTTCGTGACTTTCAGCGGGGCCACTGCCGTGGGCGGCTTGACCCTGAACGGCGAGTACCAGATCACCACCAACACGTCCGGCGAGTACAGCATCACGGCCTCGAGCAATGCCTCATCTACGGCCACTGGCGGCGGAACCGTCACTGCGGCCTACCAGATCAACGTCGGCCCTGCTGTCGTGGCTCCCTTGACCGGCTGGGGCGCTGGCGCTTGGGGTACTGGCACATGGGGCGTGGGCAGCGCATCGACCGATTCCCTGCGCATCTGGAGCCAGAGCAACTTCGGTGAAGACTTGGTGTACTGCCCTCGCGGCGGTGGCTTGTATTACTGGGATGCCTCCGCTGGGGTGTCGGCAAACCGTGGTGTAAACGTGACCAGCATGGCTGGGGCCTCAGATGTTCCGACCAAGGTCAACATCACCTATGTGTCTGACATCAGCCGCTTTGTGTTCGCCTTTGGCTGCACCGATCTGAGCTCCTCCGTGCTGGACCCCATGCTGATTCGCTGGTCCGATCAGGAGAGCGTGGTGGACTGGACTCCATTGCCGACCAACCAAGCTGGCAGCCTGCGCCTGTCTCAGGGCTCAGAGATCGTTGCCAAGCTTCAGTCCCGGGAAGAATTGCTGGTCTGGACGGACGCAGCCCTGTACTCGCTTCAGTACTTGGGTGCTCCTGAGGGCTGGGGTGCAAAGCTGGTGGGTGAGAACATCTCTATCTCAGGCCCGAACTCGGTGGCCCTTGCCTCGGGCATCTCCTACTGGATGGGCGTGGACAAGTTCTACAAGTACGATGGTCGCACCCAGACACTGCGCTGCGACTTGCGCCAATACATCTTCAGCGACATCAATACCGCTCAGATGGAGCAGGTGGTCTGCGGCACCAACGAAGGCTTCAACGAAGTGTGGTGGTTCTACTGCTCGGCCAACTCTGTTGTGCTGGACCGGTACGCCATCTACAACTACTTGGAAGACATCTGGTACTACGGCAACATGGGCCGCACGGCTTGGCTGGACTCCGGCTTGGAGGATGGCCCTGTGGCTGCCACCTACGTCAACAACTTGGTCAGCCATGAAGTCGGAAACGACGACAACATGGAAGGCACTCCTGTTGCCATGGAGTCGTTCATCACCTCCGCTGAATTTGATTTGGATGACGGCCACAAGTTCTCCTTTATCTGGAGGATGCTGCCGGACGTGACGTTCCGTGGCTCCAGCGCAGAGAACCCGGCCATCGTGATGTCGCTGCTGCCGCTCAAGAACTCCGGCTCGGGCTACACAACCCCAGCATCGGTGGGCGGCTCCAACAGCGCCTCGGTCATCCGCACGGTCAACTTGCCGGTGGAGCAGTTCACGGGTCAGGTTTACACGCGCATCCGGGCTCGCCAGATGGCTATGCGAATCTCCAGCACCGCACTGGGTGTGGCATGGCAGTTGGGCGCTCCTCGCCTCGACATCAGAGCTGACGGATCGCGGTAAATGTCACGCCTTCAAAAAGTCCCACCACCAGCACTGCCCTACGCAGTGCCTGCGTACACGCCCACGTACATCGACCAGCTCCTCAAGGTGCTGCGTCTGTACTTCAGCCGCGTGTCGGATGTGCTCAACGCGATCATTGGTGTAAACGGCGGTCAGTACGTGGACTGCCCCAACGGCCTGTTCTTCAACACCGCAGACCAGACCATCCCTGTGGCGAACACTGCGTATCCCGTGGTGTACAACCAGACGTACTTGAACAATGCGGTCAGCTTGAGCACCACCAGCCGGATTCTGATCACCATTGGTGGCATCTACAACTTCCAGTACACCGGCCAGCTTGAGAGCACCAACAACAGCTCCAAGAACGTGTTCCTTTGGATTCGCAGGAGCGGCACGGACATTGGAATCTCCACCCGGGCGTACAGCCTTTCTGGCAACGGTACTTATGCCCCCATCGCGTACTCGTTTGACATCGACATGCAGGTGGGGCAGTACTTGGAGTTGATGGTGTCTGCGTCTGACGCAACGGTGCAGCTTGCAGCCGAGACCGCATCAGCCCCTCATCCGGGTATCCCGTCCTCAGTGATGACGGTAAACTTCGTCGCACCGCTGCCCGACATCCTCCCAATTGCCCCGTAAGGACAGAACATGACGCCAGAAGTTATAGACATGCTGAAGAGACAGGGTCTTGTTGAGGATCGTGACCAGCCAATCATGCAATTTGATGATGGTGGCAGCGTTGGTGATGGTGGTGACGGCGGAACGGGCGCTGCCTCGTCCGCCACCGGTGATGCTCCGGGAGCAGGTGCGGCTGGAACGGGAACTGGAGACTCAGCCCCCGGTGTTGGTGTTGGTGAGGTTGGGGCTGCTTCGCCGGGTGCTGGTGGGACTCCTGCGGGGCCGGGTGATCCGGGCATCAGTGGCGACTCTGGGTTTTCCACCCCAGCAACAGACCCCGCCCAAACAGCACTTGCCAACTTGATGTCCGAGCTTGGGATTTCTCCTGCCGAAGCCGCAATGATGGGGCAGTCAAACGCAACGGGAAGCAACGTAGCCACCAATGGCATGACCATGGCCGAGCTGTCTCTTATGGCGGCAAATGGTCTTGGGAACGCAGATATTTCGTCCAATCAAACCGTCAACCAAGCTCTTGCGGCCATGGCGGTTCACTCTGGGCTGAACAACAACATTGGACAAATCATGGGGGCCATTGGAGGTCCTGTGGTTGGCGCAATTGCCACTGCTGCAAACGCCATGGCCCAAGGGCACTCGATCTCATCTGTTGTTGGACAAATGGCGGCGTCTATCGTTGGCACTGCACTGTCGAATGCAACTGGTGTGGCTATCAGTGCCAATACGGTGAGCGCAATTGCCAACGGCCAAATCGGTCAGGCAGCAATGGGTATGGCCATAGGTCAGGTTGCACAAGCCACCGGCTTGAGTGTTGCCTCAGTAACCGCAGCGATGAATGGTAATTTGGGTGCGGCTGTTGCAAACTCCGTTACCGGGGCTGTTGTTGGTGCTGCGGCTCAGTCGATGTCTGTCGGGCCATTGGGGGGCATGGCGCTTGGGGCCATGGCAAACCTTAGCGGCATCCCGGCCAGCATAGCCAACTCGGTAAACCAAAGTGAAATTGGGCAGGCCGTCAACAGCGTAACAAGCTCAATTTCTTCTTCAATTGCATCTTCTGGCGTTGGTGTTTCGGGGGGCGCGTCCGCAGGAATCAGCACGTCAGCAGGCGCGTCTGCAATTGCCGATGCTGTCTCGCGTGCCGAGAACCCACCCGAAAGGAAAATTTTTGGGATAAGTCTTGGAACACGCGCACCAAAATCACAAAGCCAATTGTTGATAGAGGCGGTCAACAACGGAAAACTACCCGCCGCCGCAACAAATGTTCCGCAGGCTCCCGCCGCGCCATCCAACAAGAAGAGCTACTGGGATGGCCTGTACTCCGACTTGAGTTCGGAGTTCAGCAGACCGCCAGAGCGTCCAGCAAACAACACCCCTGCCGAGGTAACAGCAAACCAAGCAAAGGCCGAGGCGCTACTGGGTGCCGGAAAAGAATACACGCGCTTATTTGGCAGCCTGACACCAAGTGCTGCGGAGGCAATTGTCTCGTCCGCCGACCCATTGCAGTACGTTGACAGCCTCTACACATCAGAGTCAGAGGCAAGAAATATATGGGACGACGCAGGCCTTGGAGAGTCGGCCACTGAACAACAACTTCGGCAGATAATTGGGTTGCCAGAAACCAAGGCTGGCGAACTAACAACCAAGCTAAAAGACTCCGTATCAACTTTGAGCGAAAGCCAAAAACAAAAAGCTCTTAGCTTTGTTGGCTCGGGCAAGCTCACCATTGAAGACGCCGCAGACAATAGGCCAATTGACTGGGCGTATGAAAATGATTTGGGTGAAATTGTCATTACGGGTAAAAAAGACCCCGGATGGGAGCACTCGAGAGATGACAGCGGTTACACGCTTATGTGGAACAAGGACAAGGGCCTTATCCAACTTTATGACGAAAACGATGAGCTCATCAAAAGCTTAACCGACCAGTTCAAATATGACAAAAACGGCAACGTCGTTGGCCGGGGCTTAGATTACTACCTGTCTGCTGCGTCGGACAGCATCATGCGGTCCTCTTCCCAAACTGCCTCACTGCTTGCCGATGTCTTGCCAGCCATGGCCGCAAAGGCGGTAGGGAACGAAGATTACTTCAAGAAGCAAATGGCCGAAGCTCAGGCCACAATGAAGCAGATCAACATAAAGTACCCTGCTCGTGTTGCGTCGTACAAAAACGTCAACGACCTAAGCAGTGCTGCCACCTATGTTTTGGAATCCGTAATGGAGGGTGTGGTGACAACTGCGCCTTCTTTGCTCATGGGTGGGGCTGCTGGCGTGGCTGCTCGCGCTTCGGCAAAAGCGGCAATGGACGCAGCCATCAAAAAGGAATTGGCAGTACAAGCATCCAAAGGAGTTTTTGGGGCTGAAGCAATTGCAGCGGCGCAAGCTGCTGCAAGCACTGCCGGTTTGGCGGTGGCTGCGAAATTTACGACACCAGCCATCTTGGCTGCAAGCGCCTCACAGAACGTCCCTGAAGTTTTCAAGAACGTCTATGACGCAAAAAGCGGCAAGGTGGATTTGAAGGACTTGGCAATATCAACCGTCGTTGGCGGGTTTAATGCGGCGCTTGATTCCGTTCTTCCGTCAGCCATCGTAGACCGATTAAATTTGTCGAAAATTCCTGTCGAGCAGGTGATTGGGGCTTGGTATAAAAATGCCGCCAAAGAGGCTGGAAGCGCTTTCGTAAAAGAAGGTGGAACCGAAATTCTCCAAGAAATGAGCAGTGCTGCGGCTGAATCTTTTCTTGCGGAAAACAAAGACTTCTTCACGAAGCAAAATCTGGACAGGTTTATTGATGCCGGGTTGAAGGGTGGCCTTGGCGGGTCCGCAGTTTCTACCGCTTTTGTGCTTGGCAAAGACGCAAAAGGCGCACTCAGTGGGGACGCCATTCGGCGGCAAGGGTTGGATGAAACAACGCCAGCGGAGTACTTGGCCGCAAGCAAAATGTTTGCCGACTCTGGATTCAAGGCCACCGCCGCCGACATCTCTGCTGTGACTGGAGGAAAAGCCGAGTTGCAAAGCCCAGCGCTGGCTTCAGAAATCCAAAAATATATGGACCCCCGCGTCGCTGCGGAGGATGAGGTTCGGCAGGCGCTTATTGATATTGGTTACGTCAACCCAACAAAGCAAGAGATTGATTCTTTTGTTGGGCAAAAAGACGAGGCGGCAACCTTAAAAGCGCTGGAGGCGCAATACGACCCACTGGCCACCACTGTGGAAGAAGCTCGGCAGATGATGCGTGACTTGGGGTACACCAATTTTACGGACCAAGATGCACTGTCGCTGACTGGAAAGATAACCGAAGCAGACGCGCTGGAAAGAGCAAGAGTGCTGGTAGACGGCAAAACAAAACCTCCGGTGAATCCTCCCGTTACACCTCCTGTAACTCCGCCCGTCACTCCTCCGGTTACCCCTCCGGCTGTAAAGCCTCCAGTGGTCACTCCACCAGTTACGCCTCCCGTGACGCCTCCAGTTACACCACCCGTAACTCCACCAGTCACGCCACCAGTGACCCCCCCTGTTACGCCTCCCGTGACACCCCCGGTCACGCCTCCCGTGACACCCCCGGTCACGCCACCAGTCACGCCACCCACTGCCAACGTAACACCCGCTCAAGTGGAGAAGATTGTTGGGGATGCAATAAAGGCTAACCCCGGTCTGACTGCGGAAGCTGTACAGAAAATTGTGTCGGATGCAATTGCAACAGTGCCAAACCTGACCGCCGAGCAGGTTAAGACCATCGTCGGCGCAGAGCTTTCCAAGCTGCCTACCGGGGCATCTTCTGCCGACGTAACGGCTGCCGTGGACAAAGCAAAGGCTGACCTAACCAAAGCTATCGAAGCTGTTGGCAAGGGCGCTGCCACTGGCGATGCTGATTTAAAGAAGGCCATCGAAGCATTGAAGGCTTCCGGCTTGACGCCCGCCGACGTGCAGAAAGCCGTTGACGCAAGCGCGGCAAATCAGTCCGCTGCCACCAAGCAGGCCATCGCAGATGCTACCAAGGGGTTGGCTACCAGCTCCGCCTTGGAGAAGGTTCAGAGCGATCTTGCCAAAGAAATTCAAGCGGCAAAAGACATTGGCCTTCAGGGTGATGCTGCGCTTCAAGCTGGTTTAAATAGTCTGTCCTCCAAGATGGGCGTCAACCAAGCGGAAGTCCTGAGGCAGTTGGGCACTACCGAAGCCAATCTCAAGACTCAGTTCGCCTCTCAAATCAGTGGAGTGCAAGCGGAAATCGCTCAGACCGAAAAAGACATCCTTGCTCAGGTTGCCAAGAATGAGGCTGCCGGTTTGTCGCGTGACGCAGCTTTGCAAAAAGCAATTGGTGACGTTGCTGCCGTTCAGAAGACCGACGCTGCCAGCCTGCTCTCCAAGCTTGGCACAACAGAGACTGCACTGAAAAGTCAGATCGCTGGCCTCAGCACAGCGATGGCGAGCCAGTACAACACCTTGAGCGCAGCCCAGAAAGCCACTGCCGACGCGCTGGTTGCTCAAGGCAAAACGATGCAGGAGGCAATTGCTGCTGCACAAAAGGCGACCACTGGCCAGATTGCAGGTTTAGAAGCCAAAACTACCGAGCAATACAACGCCCTGACAGCAGCGCAAAAGGCGGAGGCTGACGCAAGGGTTGCCCAAGGCCAGAACCTGCAAGACGCGATTGCCGGGGTATCTGGGCAAGTAGCCGGGCTTGGAACGCAGCTCACGCAGCAGGGTAAAGACTTTGCGGCTCAGCTTATGCAGCAGGGCATGGACTACAAGACTGCCATGCAGACTGCGATTGACGCGCAGTCAGCCCTGTTTGGTACTCAGATTGGTGGGGTTCAGTCGCAAATCGCTGCAAACGAAGCCCAGCGTCAGGCAGACCTAAAGGCGCAACTGGCCCGGGAGCAGGCTGCCGAACAAGCGCGTGCCGCCCAAGCAGCACAAGCCGCAGCCGCAGCCAAAGAAGCTCAGCGCCAGAATGCCATCAAGGCAACAATTGGCCAGAGCCAGCAGGGGGTACGCTCCGTTATAGACCAACTCCAAGCCGTGCAGGCTGCAGGAATGGCTCCGCAACAGGCCCAAGTGGTCGAGGCTGGCCCCGGGTTTGACATCTCTGATGCGCTCAACACTGGGTTCTTCAGCGGCTTTCAAGCCAAAAAAGCACAGCAAAATCAGCCGCAGCCGACTAAAATCGCCGCAGGTGGGTACATTGATGACCTGCTGGCGGAGGGTATGTCGGTAGACGACCTGATGAACCTCTTACGCTAAAGGAAATCAAAATGGCTTACGAAGACGAAGACATCGGCACCCGGTACTACGGGACAAGCATTGATGACCCAATGAACTACGGGTATGGCGACAGCGGCTATGGCTATGATGACCCAAACAATTACGGGTATGACTACGACGGGGCGATTGGCGACCAAGAGTTCAACGACTTCATGACTGGCGCTGCTGGCGACCAAGAGTTCATGGATTTTATGACGCAAGCGGCTGCAGCAAATCAGGGTACTGGTTTTGAGGACTTTGCCAAATCTGCCGTGGCGACACTAGGAAGTGGAGCCAAAGATTTCCTTAAGAAATACCTGTTCGATCCGTCTACCGGGAAAGTCAACATGGCCGGGATGGGTACTGCAGCAGCAGCACTTGCCATGCTGGCTGGCAAAAACCAAGTCCAGACAGGCGGCTACAACAAGCCAGTGCCCAAGCTGGAGGCTGTGCGTGAGCAGGTCCAATACAACGATCCCAACCGCCGCCCCGGTGAGGCTGGCCGTCAGTACTTCACAGACACTCGGTTCGCCCCACAGGGCGACACGGCCGGTGCCAAGGCAGCTTCTGCAGAACAAGCTGCGGGCCTACTGGCTGCCTACCAGCCCCGTCCTGCCCCAGCCCCCAACCCATACGCTGGCAAGATGAACTTGGCGTACAGCCGACCTGCCGCGCAGGCCCCGGCACAACCTGCGGCGCTCCCGCAGATTCCCACTCAACTCACCGCACAAGGCGGAATTCCTATGGCACAAGGCGGTCTCGCAGATGCAGGTCGATACCTGCAAGGAAAAACAGATGGCATGGCTGATGAAATCCCAAGCAGCATTGATGGTGAGCAACCTGCGGCGCTCAGCCACGGAGAGTTTGTCATTCCGGCTGACGTGGTATCTCATCTGGGCAACGGTAACTCTGATGCTGGCGCTAAAAAGCTCTATGAGATGATGGACCGCATCCGCGAGGCGCGAACCGGCACCAAGGAGCAGGGCAAGGAAATCAACCCTGACGAGTTCACGGGTGGCGGTCTGGCCGGTTATGCTGGCGGCGGCGCTGTGCAGAAATTCAACACCGGCAATCTGGTTACTGCCGCGCCCGCAACGACACCCACTCCCCCCTCTGCAGCCAGCACTGCAGGGTTCGGCACCTCTGCGTCGTCGCAACTGTCCCCATGGGCTGGCGAATACGTGACCAACTATTTGGGCCAAGGCGCAGCGTTGGCGCAGCAGCCCTATCAAGCGTACCAAGGCCCCCTTACGGCTGGCGCGTCCGACCTTCAGCAACAGGCTTTTGCTGGTATGAGTGAGGTGGCTCAAGCTGGGTATACACCGGGGCAGTTCACTGGCGGGTTTGGGGCACAACAAGCTCAGCAGTACATGAACCCGTACCTGCAAGCCTCACTGGACCCCCAGTTGCGCGAACTACAACGCCAGTCCGACATCCAGCGTGTGGCTGATGCAGGTCGATTGACCAAGGCCGGAGCGTTTGGCGGAAGCCGTCAGGCAATTATGGAATCCGAGGGTCGTCGCAACCTGCTGGACAAGCAGCAAGACGTGCTGGGTCAAGGCTACAAGACTGCCTATGACTTGGGTCTCGGCCAGTTCAACAAAGAGCGCGAAGCGGATGAGGCATCTCGTCAGTTCGGTGCAAACTTCGGCCTTAAGTCTCTCGACCAGTTGTCGGGTCTCGGCGCTCAGCAGCGTGGCATCACCTCCGAAGGCATTGCAGCAGACAAGGCGCAGTTTGAAGAGCAGCGCGACTTTGCGTACAAGATGCCGCAGTACCAGAAAGACTTGTTGCAGGGCCTGCCCGTCACCACCACTGCCACAACCGCGAATACAACGGAGCTGGGCCGGATTGGCGGGCAGATTTCTGACCTGCAGGGACTGTATGACAAGCTAGCGAATCTTGGCCAAGCCCCCGCTACTCCTGCCACTCCTGCCAAATAAGGTCGAAACATGAACCTCGTACAAATAAACGAACGCCTGAAGGACCTGCCAATGCAGGTGATCCAGCAGTATGCCAATGGCATGAACCCCGAGGTTCCGCCCTACTTGGCGTTGGGGGAGTTGCAGCGCCGCGAGCTTGCGCAAAAGCAGATGGCCACCGCCCAAGGCGGTCAGCAGGGCCCACAGCCCAGCGTCAAAGAGCAGGTCGAGCAGAAGGCTGGCCTGATGGCCGCTCAAGCCATGCAGCAACAGCAGATGATGCAACAGATGGCTCAGCCTCGCGGCCCCATGCCCGCCCCTGCCGGGGTTCCACAACCCGAAGCGCAACCCCAACCTACCATGATGGCAGCCAGTGGCGGGTTAGCCCGTGCCCCTGTGCGGTTTGATTTCCAGCACGGCGGTATCGTGGCTTTTAGCAACGGGGGTGGGGCGCGGGTGCATCCACAAGCTGAGCTAATTGAATTTTTGAAAAAGATGGGCTTGACCCCAGAAGAATTTACAAAAGCGCCACCTAAAGTTCAGAACGAAATTAGGGACATGATGCGTGCCGGAGTTCAGGCAGCAGCTCCAACACCGCCTTCAGCCGCACCTTCAGCCGCGCCCACGGCGCAAGCAGCAAAAAGTAACTTATTCCGTAGCTTGAATCCCGCAGGTATAGCTGGATATGGATTCGGCTTGTATCACGGTGATTTAGGTGCTGGTGAAGAAGCTGAGCTAGAGCGCCGCAGGCAGATGGCCCCCACGATTAGCAGTCCAAAAGCCAGCGCGGCTTCGGAGATGCCTCCAATGACGAGTCCGCAGCCGGATGAACAGACCTATGTCCGCAAGGCTGGGCCTACACCTCCTGCGCCCATTGCAGACCTCAAGGCGCTGGCTGAACAGAAACAGCAGCAACAGCAACGCCAGCAAGCCGCACGTCCCGCATCAGCCGCTGCGCCCGGTGCCACTACGCCTACCCCAGAAAATCCACAAGCTGAAGTTGCTCGTTTGGCTCTGGATGCAAACCGCAACGCGGCCAAGGCTATGACACCTGAAGAGGCCATGGCGCAAGAGCGCAAATTTGCGACTCAGTATGGTCTGGACAAACCGTTTGGCGAAGAAGAGCGTGGCCTGTTGGCTGCCATGAAGCAACGCCAAGCTCAGTATGCTGCTGGCCGTCCTTCCGCTGAGTTGGGTGCCGTGCTTCGCGGTTTTGGCCAAGGTTATGGCGGCGCTGGCGCTGCTGGGGAGCGGGCCTCGCAAGAGACTTTCAATGCCGACATGGCCCACCAGCGCGAGATGCTGAACGCCATCAACGCCATCAACAAGACCAATCTGGAGACTGGCACGAAACGCTATGACACCAGCGGAAAATTGTTCGGCGAAGACCAGAAGAGCACCTCCGCTGCCAATCTGCAACGCGCTCAAACGCTGGGCCAGATGCGTAATCAGGACGTCCAGTCGCAAGCGCAAATGCGCGGTCAGGATATCCAAAAAGAAGTGGCGCAGATCAATGCGCGGGCAAACGCTGCGGGGCGTCCGTTCAACATAGTTGAGGAGACGTTTAATCGCCTAAAAACAAACGACCCTAAGAAAGACGCCGCAATACTCCAAAACCTCGCAAAAGAGTTTGCTGAGTACAAAAAGCCCGGTCTTGACATGGAGCTCCTTAAGAAGTTTGAAGCTTTACCGGGCGTTAAGACAGATTTAGAAACACTCTCCGCGCTTCGTATGATAGGCAGCCCAAAGCCTGAAACCGTCACACGTATCAGACAGATTGAAAGCAGGCTTGCTGCTAAGGCAAGGGACAATAGTATTGATCCCGCAAGGATTGGTGTAACTTCCGACACGCCAGTAGAATCTGTTGGTGGGGCCAGTAAGCCACCTGTTGTAGACTTCAGCTCTCTGCCGAAGTGAGGTAAACAATGGACGTTAGATTACCGGATGGAACAATCATCACCAATGTTCCAGAGGGCACAACGCAGTCCGAGTTAATGCGTCGTGTTGGGTTGATGTCAGCACAACCCGCACCTACAGACCGCACTTGGGGTGAAGCTGCAAAAGACGTCGGCGCGGGTGTTGTTTCCGGTGTCGGCTCTCTTGTCCAACTGCCGGGGCAGCTATACGGTCTGGCCACAGGCGACTTCTCTAAGACTGGTTCATTGGGTCTCGGGGAGGACATCTCCAAGTATGGCGAAGAGATGAAATCTGCGGGTCTGAAAGCCCGTGAAGCCGAGCGTTCTGCCAAGGTTCAAGAGGCGGAGAAGGAAGGCCAGTTTGCTGCGTTCAAGGCCGCGCTCGGAGAAACAATCAAAGACCCGGCTCTGATTACATCTTTCCTTGCTGAGCAAGCTCCGCAGATTCTGCCCATGTTGTTGACTGGTGGCGCTACCGCTGCCATAACCGCTGGTCGGGCATCCGCTGCCGCCTTGGCCAAAGGAGCTACAAAAGAAGCAGCGGCAGATGCGGCAAAGATTGCAGCAACTAAAGCTGGCACGACGGCGGCGATCGAAACTGGAGCCGTGATGCAGGGTGCGGACGTAGGTGCTGGCACATACGACGAAATCTACAAAGAACTTCGCGCCAAAGGCATGTCTGAAGAGCAGGCTGCCGCTGAGACAATCAACAAGGCCCGTGCCGCTGGTTTGGCTGGCTATGCGCTCAGTAAGCTGGCAAACAAATACCTCCCCGGCGGTAAAGCGCTTGAAGAAGTTTTGGCTGGTAAGAAGCTTACCGGTAGCCGCATCGGTACAGGCGCTGTAACTGGTATCAAAGAAATCCCCGGTGAGAACATCGAAGAAGTTGGCGGTCGCGTTGCGCAAAACATTGCTGCGCAGCAGGCTGGGCTTGACCGTGAGTTGACGGCAGGGGCTGGAGAGACCGCTGCTATGGCCACGCTGGGCGCTGCTGGTATGGGTGGCGGTGCTGGTCTGTTGGCGGGTCGCGCTCCTACAAAAGATATCCCTGCGGCTGTTGATCAGACGACTGACACTACTCAGCAACAAGATCAGACGACTGACACTAATCAGAAACAAGAAAGCACCATCACTTCTCTTGCCGATATCTTTGCCGATAAGCCCGCGCCAAAAACTAGCCCTGAGATAGATACACTGAAAGCTGAGTACGATCAGCGAGAAGCCGAAATCAAAGAGATGGAAGCTCGTGGCGTTACCTTGACTGGTAAAGAAAAAGGCGAGCTGTACGGTAAAAGGCAAAAGCAAAAGAAACTGAAAGCACGGATCGATGCGCTTGCCCAGACAACTACGCAAGGAGCGACAGATGTTGCAGGAACTCAACAACCAGCAGGTGGAACAAGCCCTGTTGTACCTACACAACCAACCCCTGAACTTCCCACCACCGGAGGAACTGTCTCATCTGAACGAGATGGAATGGTTTCTGCTGGACCGGATGTTAGCCTGCCTGCTACAAGAGAAGCAGGGGAGCCCGTTGCAGTAACGCCTCCTGCGGAACCTACGACACCACCCACAGCACCTGTAACGCCATCAACTACTGGAGAAACCCTTGGCACTGAAACCGCTGAAACCGTCAAAACAGAAACGCAAGGACAAGAACCTGCCGCAGCCCCCGAAGTAACCGGGCCCCGTCAAGAACTCCTGACCAAACGCAAGGCGCAAGCCGAGGCGCTGGGGATTGATCTGCGTGACATCCAGCAAGATGAGATTGACGCACAGATTGCTGAGACCGAGACTCGTATCGGCCAGAAGTTCAATGAAGAACGCAAGAGCGTTGTATATGATGACGATACACAAAACTTCATTGAAGAGGCCGAGAAGGGTGGCTTGTCTCCACAGTTCGGCTGGGAGGGTGAGAAGCTCGGCGCGTTTGAAGACATGCTGGAGCGCAACGGCATTGAAGCCGACACCGTTCTTAAGCGCGAGCAAGATACAGACGTAGTCCCAGAAGCAGAACGCGCAGCGCAACTCAAAGCGGCGCTCGATGCCCTGAACGCAAAACGCGAACAGTTGCGTGAGTGGAACCGGCTCACTGCAGATCAGAAGCGTGTGTATCTTGATAATCTGGCTACCAACGAGCTCGGGCAGATTACTCCCTTGGCACGGCAAAAAGCGTTGGAAGCACTGAACCGCTACACCGCTAAAAAAGAACGCACAGCGACTGGCGAAGTTCAAGGTAACCGTGAAGAAGGTCTCTACGAAACGCAGCGCACTGCCTACAACAAACGGACTGGCTTGTCGTTGCCACCGTATTCTGAACTTACCGATGCAGAGAAAGCTAAGTTCAAACAAGACCTGAAGTACCGCAAGAAAAACGGCAAGACCGTTGATCCTACCGTTGAGAACATCGACTCAGCGTTTAGCAACCTGTCCAAGTCAATCAGTGAGCGCAGAGGCGCTCAGAAGACAGACGAGAAAGCTGCGCTGCAAGAGACCGAACTCAAGTCCTATGAGAAAGCTCAAGGAGAGATTGAAACCGAGCGTGCGCAACGCGAGGCTAACAAGGGTCGTCCATCTCCCGTAGAGCGCATTGGGCGCGGCGCATTCATTCCGAGTAAGGCTGCTGAACAGGTCAAAGCTGGTAACACTGAGAACGTGTTGAACTACCTGCGTACACAGGCTAAGAACAAGCTGCATAAAGCCGTTGCGCAGGCCATATCTAACCTGAAGCTCAAGACCAAGATCAAGTACGTTGACAAGCTGCCTAAAGGGCGACTGGCCGAGTACGACCCGAAGACCGATACGATCCTTGTAACGGCAGAGGGGATGACCGATGCGATCATCCTGCATGAGTTTGTGCACGCCGCTACGATCAAGGTGCTCGACCAGTATGAGAAAGGCAACCTCAAAGGGCTGACTGACGCGCAGATCGAAGCTGCTGAGATGCTTGAGGATTTGATGAATCGTGCGAGCGACCAATTAGGAACTCGCTATCCCGATGCGTTTGAAAACTTGTTTGAGTTTGTGTCGTACGCACTGACAGATAAGTTCTTTCAGGAAGACTTAGCTGGCGTCAGACTAGATGTCAAACAGAAAAACAAGATCGTTACCTTCCCAACAATCCTGCCAGAGACAAAATCGGCGTGGTCCGAGTTCATGACTGGCGTGCTCAACGTCCTTGGTCTGACCAAGAAAATGTTTCAGGGACAGGAAACCAACTACGAAGCCCGTAATGCACTGCTCGAAGTCTTCCAAGCGTTTGAGTCTATTGCTGGAGCCTCGACCGAGCGTATCGAGCGCGAAGCGCTACCCGCTAAGAAACCCGCTGCGCAACAAGAGCGCAAGAAGGCTGAACCGCAAGACAACTCAGTCGATGCAATCCTCAAGCGCAACGAACTGCCTGAGATATCGACCGTATCTAACATCCGTAAACACTACGGCACGCGCAAGGCATACAACTATCTCAAGAAAAAGTTTCAGAACAGCCGTGACTCCATCAAGCGCTGGGAAGACGCGCTGTCTCGTGCGGGTAAGATCATCTACAGTGGTAGCAGCCTGAACGATGTGTACACCCAAATTGTTCTGTCTTCGGGTCGTGCCAAAGACTTGTACCTGACTAGAGTAGAGCCCGCCGCTTCTGATCTGCGTAACGCTATCAACGACTACGCAAAAGCAACGGGGCAGACTGTTGATGAAGCAGCCCGTGATCTGCATGTGTTGGGTATGGCGCGACACGAGGGCGAGCGCCGTGATGTGAAGTACATGCTCAACGTGCCCCTGAGCACCAGCAAAACAAATATCACACTGCCCAACGGTACGACACTTAACATTGCGCCTTCTGAGTTCCGCATCCGTGCGATGGATGCCATCTTCTCGGGCAAACTGAGCGTTGAGCAGATCAAAGAGTTACGTACTGCGCTGAATGACGTAGTGGCCAAGCACGCTGACCCGACAGGATTCTCAGGTATCAACGGCGCTGAGCCGGGCGGTTACAAGTCTGTGAAGCGCGATGCTGCTGAGTACAACGTGGTCGGTGGCTACTCCCCTGCCGATATGCAGAAAGTTACAGAAGCTCTGTACACAAGCAAAGACAACAAGACAAAGGCTGCTGTAGATAAGGCGATGAAAGCTCTGCAAGGATTGCATAAGGCCACGACTGAGCTGGATAAAGAATCCAACTACTGGTCCAAGCCTGTGCAGAGTGTCGTGGACTTCTACGGTTGGGAAAACTACATACCGCTCAAGGGTAAACAGCACTTCGTCAATAAGAACGACGACCTGTTGTCGTTTGACGGCCCCCGTCTTGGTACTGAACTGCAGGACAAACAGTATTCGTTTGAGGGTCGCGAGACTGAATCCGACAACTCGATACTGCAATCGATGGTGGACGCAACACGCGCTGCTATGCGTGCTGGTCGCAAAGATGTGACTCTGGCAATCAAGAACTCAGTCAAGGACGCTGACTCTAAGAAGCGCTTGCTGTACGGTGAGATCAAGGCAACGATACCGTTTGCTGACCGATACAAAGCAGCCATGCAGGAATACAGCGGCCCCAACTATGTGTACCACTACAACCCTGATGGTTCAGTTGACATCATCTTGCTGCGTGACAAAGAGCAACGCGAAGCAATCAAGCGTACGTATCAGGAATCGCAGCCTCTTATCGATGCGCTCAACACAGTCACCAGCACGATTGGTCAGATGCACACGCGCTACAACATAGCGTTCGGGCCAATGAACTTCGTGCGTGACGCGCTGACCAACGCTTTCACAATCGGCGCGGAGATGGGGCCAAAGGCCGCAGCGCAATACATCGGTGCTATCTCAGCAAAGGTAGCCACGGGTGGCCTATTCAAAGCTGGAAACGTAGCGCGTTTGTATGAGGCGGGTAATTTTGCGGAGATTGAAAGGCTGGCTGCTAAAGACCCGTACGTAGCAGATATGTACGAGTACATCCAGAAGGGCGGCAAGGTATCGTACTTGCAAGGCATCTCTTCTAAGTCGCAGCAGCAAGAACTTCAACGTGATCTGGGCAGTGGAAACCTTAAGAAGGCCAAAGCCGCCGTAGACAAAGTCGTGGATATCTGGGTTGATACTTTTGAATTGGCCAGCCGCGCAGCGGCTTATCAAGTATCCAAGTCGCAGTTTATGGCGCAGGGCATGAACAACGAAGAGGCAGCCACGAAGGCAGCGGGCTACGCTAAAAATCTGGCCAACTTTGAACAGGTTGGTGAGTGGGGCCGTGCTGCTGGCGCTGCGTTTATGTTCTTCCGTCCCGCTGCTACTGGTGCGGTTCGAGCTATTGAGGCGCTTGAGCCATCACTGCGTAGTGTTGAGTCCGCTATGGCTGATCTGCCGCTGACAGTGCGTAACGATCCAGCAGCCGTTAAAAAGTTCAAAGAAGAGTATAAGAAGCAGAAAAGGTCTGCTCAAGCTATGACTCTTGGCTTGCTGGGTATGGGCGTAGCGATCTACGGTATGGCCTACATGTTGGCTGACGATGATGATCAAGGCCGCAACAAAGTAGCTACTGATGACGCAACGCGCTGGTCTCGCTATGCTAGATTCTTCATCCCCGGTTTTGAAACCCCACTGCAGTTGCCTTGGGGCTTTGGTCTGGGCGCGTTCGCAGCGGCGGGGGCGCAGATAGCTTCTGTTGGCCTCGGAAATACTTCCGTCAAGGATGCTCTTACCAACACAGCGCTGATTGGTATGGACTCATTCCTACCCCTGCCAGTCTCGCGTATCAACCCGATGGACCAGCCAGCGGCGTGGTTGATGGACTCAGCGTTGCCAAGCGCATTGCGTCCGTTCCTTGAGTGGACTATGAACGTGGATGGTCTGGGTCGTGAAATCTACAACAACAGGCAGTCACGATTTGGTGATGCGTACACAGGCGGCGACAACATCCCTGAGCTGTATAAAACTGCGGTGCGTACTCTCTATGAGATCACAAACGGCGGAGTAGACTGGAGTCCGAACACTCTGTACTTCTTCGCTAATAACTACCTTGACGGTGTCTCCCGTCTGGGGCACGGTGCGCACAACATCGCGCTTGTGGCTGCTGGTGATAAAGAGTTCAATCCTAAGACCGACACGCTGATATTCGACAGTTTCTTCGGCGCTCCGTCAAACATCGACGCTCGTGAGTTCTCGAACGTAGAGAAGCAGATTCTGAATATTCAGAGTAGGCTCAAGACTCTTCAGGTTAACAGTCCTGAACGGTACGCAGATTACATCGAGAACAACCCCCTGCATCCCGCGCTGGTAGATACCTACAACCGACAGGTAAACCAGACGCTACGCAACTTGCGTGAGCAAGCGAACGTGTACCGCAGGATGCAAGGGCTGACACCTAAAGAGCGCACCGAGCTCGTGAAAAATATCGTCCAAGCGCAGAACCTTGTTAAGCGCAACATGTTGGATGTATTCGAGGCGTACGAAATCAAGCCCTAACCGATGCGCCACGCCCTGACACCGAGAACACCGTTCTCGTGTCGGGGGTAAGTCTTCATCTTCACTTTTATTTTCTTTGAGGTCACATCAATGATGTAGACCATGTGCCGTGGACGCATAGTTGGGATGAAAAAACTATCCCCTACGTTCATGAATTCGTAGGGGAACACCCATTCGGGTTCGTCTTCTGGCGCTGGCTCACTCGGCTTTTTGCTCATCTATCTTTATCTCTTCAGGGAACAAGTGGGAGATGTCTGACTGGATGACGTACGCCTGTACGTTGGTACTGCCGATTGCCTCGTTCCATCCAGAAGCCATCTGCTTGCGTATCTTGCCTACCAGCACACCGGAGTTCGATAGGCGCTTTTCAAAGTCCTTGATGCCAAGCTTTATCTCATGCAGGTACTGCTTCAGCGCAGAGGTAGAGATGTAGATTTGACTGTCGTCCACTTCAGCGCGTATATACAGAGGGCCGCGAGGCGTGACCTTGACCTTGTGGTCGTGAATCACCAGCATGTTCTGAATGTTCTTGTTGATGAAGTCACCCAGAACATCGCCACGGTCGTCTGCATCGGCCTTCTTCTTGCCAGCAATGATGCGGTTGAACTCTTTGCCGACCACTTCCATGATCCGGTCCATGTCAAAGTCCAGCATACCCATATCGCGCAGGATACGGTCAGCAAGCATCACACCAACAATCAGGTTGGACAGGAATCGATACTCGCCACTGTTCGTGTATTTGTCAGACACATGCATGTGGGCGATCTTGATGCGGCGGTAGATTTCTTCTGGCCCGATCTTCAGCAGCTCTTGTATGTACGGTGCTCCTGCGTGTCCGTAGTTGTTCTTGAGTTGCTCAAACATCTCAATACCGCGCTCAAGTGTCAGCTCGTATCCCGGCACGTTTGGCTTAGAGATTGTCGGCTCAAGGATACGCATCTCCTCTGCCGTGGTGTTTGATTTGTAGGTCGAGATGATGTCAATCAGGCTGTTGTTTGAAGTGATGATCGTTATCAAGCGTGTGATGAACTCTGACTCACGTTCTTGGTTGGCTGAAGACATCAGACGAATCTTTGGGCGACCCGCAGAAGTCTTGTACACCACATCAGACGCCACCTTGCCGTCAAGGTTGGTCTGCTCATCAAGACCAAACGTAATATTCTTCGAGGTAATCATGCGCTGGGTCAGCGCGTTGGGCGTTGCATCGTTGACCGTCAGACTCTCGGGGTTGCCCCAGATACTCATAGCGCCATACAACGCGCCTGTCTTACCTGTGCCGGACTCGCCGTAAAGCGATAGAACAATACCGTTGACGTTGGTGAACTCCATGATCGGAGTAGCGAATCCGCAAAGCATTGCAAAGGCATGGAACTCATAGCCGGGGTCATTGAACAGACGCGCTGACTTGAGCCACTGCTCAAACGTACCTGCTTGTTTGACGTAGCGCACGATGTTCTTGGCCATCGGGGACGGAGGACAGTGCCTGATCTCATTTGCAAAAATCTCACTCGTGCCAAGCACAAAGGACTTGTGGTCTTCTGTCCAGCCTTGTTGGATACGCATGATGTCCGCTCTTTTTGTTTGAATCAAATAGCTGGCCCACTTCATCAAGTAGCTGGCCAGTCTAGGTGCGTGTGTGGGTTCAAAGGTAACGCTGTTCGATGCAAGGATGGCCTTGAGCTTGTCTGGAGTCGTTACGTCTTTGAGTGGCAGAAGAAATTCTCTGGTGGCGTCATGCGGGAGCACAAGGCGCATGATCAAACATTCACCGTCATGGGGGCTGTACAAGCGCTGCGTTGGGTACAGATCGTTTGGCACAAGCATCTCAGGATCATTAGGAATCTTTTTCCCGTCCTTGGTGATCCTTGGTGGCGGCTGAAAATACACACCGCCGTTGATTGGTCTGAAGTAGGGCGCGATGAAGTCTGGGAAGACTAGAATTTCTTTGGTATCCTCGTTGGCCCGTACTGGTTGCGTTTCATCTTGGGCTTCAGTGCTGCACTCAACGGGGACTGACTCATCTGGTTGAGCAAGTCTGAGGCTCCGGGCAAGCATAATAGGCCCAGCTTTTCCGAAGCGTCCCCTGTGTGGGCATCCTTGGCATCCTGCGGAATTTTCTCGTTCAAAAGCATCGCAACTGTGCGCCCATGCGGCTTCTCTGAGAGACTGCGCTGCTTTTCTGTCGGTCTCTTCTCTGGTGTAGGCGGGGTGGTCTTCGGACAATTGATGTACGGCTGAACTGCCATCAACACACCGAGCGGCGACAGATATTCCAGCGTACCACAGCGGCTCTGGACAACTAGCCGCGTTGACGATGATGTGTTTGATTTGTTCACAGCCGTTTCCTTCAAGACTGGCTACAGCCAGCTTTTCAAATACATATTCATAGTTGCCGTTCATCTTCTCGAACAGCGCTTTGGTCTCGTCGTCTAGTCCCCGTTCAACCTGCGTGAGATCAAACGGCTTCTCTACTGTCCCGAGAATTTCTTCATACAGTTCAAAGGGCTGCGGGTCTCCGTCTTGAAGCAGTTCAACAGGCAGTGGCTCTCTTTTGAGGTTGCGTGTACCGGGGGAGCGCAGGATTCGTGCGGCGTCTGCTGTAACAACCTCGTCGATAAAGAGATCGTTGTCCAAGCAGAACTGCTTAAACTTATCCGCATACGGTTTCCAAACATCAACAGCGATGTCTTCAGTAAAGGGCCAGTAGGCATGGATGCCGTGGCCTGAGTTCACCATGATGGGCTGAGGCAGAGAAGTCCGTGTCAGGAAGGCGTGAAGCGCAATGAGACCGTCTTCCCAAGTAGCGTACGGCTTGTCTTGGCCGCAGTCGAGGTCGATGAAAAACGATCTAAGGTAGAGACACGCATTTGCTTTACGCTGATATCCCTCAAACGTACCAAGCGCAAAAAATGTGTTGTAGTCTTCTTTGTCGAAAGCCACCATCTGCTCGATGGCGTCATCCATGTACCCAAAAAACTTCGGGCGCACGATTCCGTCTTTGATACCCACTACACAAATGTTGCCCTGCGTTGGCAGTACTTTCTCGAAAAATTGTTGGTTCATGATCGCAGAGACAATAAAGCGGGGACCGGCCCCGCTGTTACGACAACGGCTTTTTCAAGCCGCACTTTTGTTCACAGGCAGAGCGCGTCCTGAGAAGTGCTCAACATATTCCTGCGTTTCCTTCAAGGTTTGTTTTGGTAAAACTCCTGCACTGATTTCATCTTCGATGAACTTAATGAACTGTTCCAGTTGCCCAACCCTTGATTTGCGGATCACACCACCGCGAAACCAAGTGTGTAGCGTCATGCGTGACACTTTGAGCATTGGAGCGGCGTAAGATGCTGGGAGACCTGCTTTGAGGCAGGTCTTAGCAAGAGAGATACCGGGGCTGTCCTCGGCACTCTCAATACTATTCAGCAGTTGTGGGCTGAACGTCCGTGGCATTTACTTCTTAGCCCACTTCTTGACGATGTCGCTAACATCATCGGCAGTCTCAGCCGTTGCCTTACGCGCAGTCTCGCGCTTGACGGGCGCTTCGATCACCTCTGGCTCGGAGATACTTGCTGGCTGAGCAGGTGCTTCGGCTTCGTCTTCCGCCTTGTCTGACTTGTACACGGTGAGCTTGATAGCACTTTCGGCAGCCTTCGATTTGCCTTGCTGTTTGATAACCTCGTACATCGCGTCAGGCACTGCTGCGGCTGGAGAGAACAGCAAGCGAGGCACGGGGTAGTTGATGTCAAACTGCATCTTGGTGATCACGCGCCCAGCAGACACATTGTTGTTAGCAAGCATCTGGATGTATGGACGGAAAGGCCATCTGCCGCCCTCTTCCTTGCCGAACGCGCTGGTAGCTGGAAGAACCAACTGATACACATCGCCCTCTGGATCATTAGGCAGAACAACAGCCAAGCGCCAAGACAAGCGGCATGCAGTTCCTTGACCGCCTTGGCCAGAACCCTTAACAGAGTTGGGGCACTCCGCGCAAGTAGATGCGCAAGGTGATTTCACTTCTGGGTCTGGGGTCTTGGAGTCATTGGACCAGCAAGCGGGAGCCAGCTTGACGCCCTTCTTGTATGTCTGTCCGTAGAACGTACGCGATGCCTCGTGCGCCATCTTAACGATGATGACGTTCATGGAGGAGTCAGTGTTGACGCTCTGCTCTTTACCACCAACGATCTTGCGGAATACACGACCCTCGATAGAGATACGCTTATTGCCTTGTGTCGCGTTACCAGCAACGGCAAGGGTGTCTTCATCGAGACCTTGAGGAATTGCTACGCCGGAGTTCTGAAAAATTGTTGCGAGTTCGTTACTCATGATGAGTGTTTCCTTAAACTGAAGTTTCACTGGTTGAAGAAGCCTTGCGCACGACTATGTCAAATTCGCGCAGGGCATTTACACCGGGCGGCAGACCATCGCCTGACCGCTCGGACATAAATTCTTTGAAGTTGCGTTGATGGATTCGGCGTTCGAGGAGATCGATAGACCCCTCTGCCTCGACAAACTTTTTGAAGTTGTCCCAATCAGTGCAAAAGTATCTCTCTTTGACCTGCCGTGTGACAGTGCCATGATGTGTTCTCAATCCGTTTACGTTGGTTGTGTTACAGATATCAAGGAGCGCCGCTTCGATCTGCTCCATGTCGTTTTTGAGGTCGCCGTCTTTCGACTCGAACTCAGCCTTAAGCGTCTCACGCTGTCGGCGTATTGTCAAGTAGGTTTCTACTAAACTTTCTACGTCTGCCATTATTTTTCTCCATCCTGTTGTTCGTCCACATACCGACCCCACACGTAGTCAAGTAGGTCTGCGGCTTGGTTGAGTTTGTGTATGAGTGATTTGTGTTCATACTCATCTAGTCCTTCAGCGTAGCCACGTAGCCACGCCGCTGTCGTAAAGTATTGCAGTTTATTTGCGTCGATCATCATTCTTCTCCAATTTCCATGTTGTACAGGTCCACCAATTTTTCGTGCATGTCCACTTTGCCCTGAAGCATCTTGTACATGCGCCGCTCCACCTCGGACCCCTGAAGGTGAATTACTGTCATCTTGTTCTTCTGCCCCACACGGTCAATACGCGCAACGCACTGCAAGTACGTTTCTACGGACATCACAGGGGACCAGAACACGATGGTATCTGCAGCAGTCAACGTCACACCATGCGAGGCCGACTGCGGTTGAACTAACAACACACGGGGCGTGTCAGTTGTCTGAAAGTTTTTGAAGATTTGCGCGCGGGCGTTAGCTGATACGTCACCAGAAATAATCTCTGTGGTCACGTTGTTCTTGTTCAGGTACTCCTGAATCACTTGGATAGTGTGCTTGTACGGCACGAACACAATGATCTTGTGGGACGCCTCATCGATGACTTCCTGAAGCACGTTCAAGCGCGGCGAGATGTCGAACTCGACCACGTTGCCTGTGTCCGTGTAGACCGCACCACCAGACAGTTGCAGAAGTTTCGTGAGGGCAGCGGCAGCGTTGACTGTGCTGATTGTTTCCCCCACTGCTTTGATCTGCATTTGCTTGACCAGCTCTTTGTAGTAGGCAGTTGCTTGCCCTGACAGAGGGACTTCCCGTGTCTGGTACATCACATCAGGCAGGTCAAGGCACTGAGCCTTCTCGTATCTGATAGCTGGCTGGAGCGCTTTGAACACATGGTCTTGCGCATCGGGTTTGGGGGCCCACTTGAAGCGCGTTATCTGGCGCATCACTTTGTCTTTCCACGCCGTCTTGAACTTGGGTACAGCACTGGGGTTGACAAGCCGCGCAAGCCCGAATGCATCCTCGGGGGACTGCGATGCAGGAGTGCCCGTCATCATCCACAGATAGGTGTCGCTCCTGATGATCTTAGACAAGGTCTTCCAGCGCACAGTCGTGGGGTTCTTGTAAGCATTCGCCTCGTCAACAATGATCAGATCAAAGCCACCATTGGAGATCGCTTCGCGCTCTGCGCTCACGCCGTCATAGTTGATGATCACAAAGTCGTAGCCACCCTGAATCACCTTGCGGCGTTTGGAGCCATGCGCTACCGCGCACGTTCTGTGCATAGCTGTCTTGAACAAGTCAGCTTGCCATGCGCTTTGCATGATGGACAGAGGGCAAATGACCAACACTCGTTTCACCTTACCCTGACTCATCAGGTAATCAGCCGCCCAGATAGCTGCTGAAGTCTTACCTGTGCCTGCTTCGTTGAAGCAGAAAGCTCGTTGGTATAGCGTGAGGAAACGTGCTGTATCACGTTGGTGGTCAAACGGCTGAAACATCCCCGGCCAACCGTAGTCGCGCTCGATGGGGGATGGCACAGAGTTTCCGTGGGGGAGGAGCCGTGCGAGTTTTTGTACCTCGTCAACTCCCCAATGCACAAGCACCTCGTGGTGTTGTTCGCGTGGGCCTAGGTACTCGCTCTTGTCGATGTACTTGCTGATCTGTTCAGCCATCTCATCTGAGCAAAGAAAGCGCAACGCTGCGTTTTGAACTATTTCCATACTACCTCTTTACTGAATTGGGTCCTCGTCTTTCCGAGGTGTCTGTCATTCCTGTCACGTCCAACAAAACGGAGAAAGCAAACGCCGAATGACTGATGTGGTTAAAGGCCGAAAGCAACTGCAAAAGAGCCATCTGGCACACTCACACCTTACGGCCAGATTATTTATGGTTCACTAGGAATTTGTCAAGTTCTTTTTCGTTCTTTTTTGCTGGTCTCGGACACAAGGTTGCCCTTGGAGTCACGTTTGAATGAACGATTACGCGATGCGGACTCGATGCGCAAACCGTCCTTGTTCGTGCCACCCTTGTCCATTGCCTTAACGTGCGCGACATCCTTGCCTTCGCGCTTGTCGGCCTTGCCGTTACCGTTGTGGTCAGCGCCTTCCTTGTCGATCTTGCGGCGTCCGCGCTGTCGTTCCATGCGGTTGTCGTGTTCGCCACGGGCTTTCTGTTGCTCGTACTCTTTCTTGTACGGGCGTGGTTTGTTTACGTAGGGCATCATCGCTCCTTGTGGTATTCGCAGGTATGTACGGGACACCAACCGCACAGAGGTGTGGGGTTCGCTTGCCAGCTACCATTTTCGTAGGAAAGCCGCATTCTTTCAAGTTCCCAGTAGAAGTCCTGCCAGTACTCGTCGATCTTTTCACGGGTGTACTCTGAGGTAACAAAGTGCTCGTGCGCAACAAACAACAAGCCAGCTTTGATGTGTTGAAGTTCTGGAAAGTGCGCGAACGCCATGAGCGCCATGAGTTGAAGCTGTTTGGGATCGGGATACTTGTTGCTGCCTGTCTTGTAGTCAACAATAAAGCCTTGGTCTTCATCTATCACCAGCAAGTCAGCGATGCCCCGCGCCCAGTAATCCTTAGCGCCAAAGGTGCATGGTTCTTTGTCGTAAGTGATCGCCATACGATGCTCAGGGTACTTGATACCGCTCATCTCACGCAAGGGGTCAAGCTGCTTCTTGTAACGCTCGTAGTTCTTCGCCAGTGGTGTGCCGTCTTTAACGTAGTTCTCAAGCGCTGTGTGAACCTGAGTGCCGTATAGCATCTGCTGAGTAGGCTTCTTGGCAAACCGCTTGAGGACTTTGACCTCGTGGTACTGCTTGGGGCAGTTGCTGTAGTCTTTGAGTCCGGAGTAAGACCACTTAATTTCTTGAGGCGACATACTGAATCCTTACTGTAGATTGTTGAGGGTAAGGATAGTATCAGCAATCGCCGTAACTGTCGCCAGCATTGGCTTCACACGCAACGGGAAGTCCCGTGGCCCACTCGGGCGCTACGTGCATGATGCCAGTTATTAGCTCTACAGCCTTGGCGACCTCATCCTCGGGAACCACGCACACAGCGGCGTCATGCACAGTGAGCACAACACGGTGGTGGTTGTTAATCTCAATCATCTGCAAGCCAACAACGATACGTGCAAGGGCTTGCACCACGTTCTCAACTACAGCCCCACCCCAGATAGAGATCGGCCCTTTGCGTGAGTCATAGATGATCTTGCTCTTGCCGTCATCAAACTCTTTGCGCAGATTCTTGTAGCGAATACGCAAGTTGTTCGGGAGGATGATTCCGTCTTTATCGTAGAAGACACACTTGTGTTTACCGAAAGACTTGGGGCCGTTCTTGAAAGAACCATTGAGCATGTCGTTGAGCATGTCGTCTGCTTCGCCCCACAACTCGATGATCTTGTCGTTCTTCTCACGGTACACACCCACGATGCGCTTGGCCTCGTCCTCGTCAATCTTCACGCTGATCGGTTGCGATGTCGATAGCGTGTGTTGTAACTTGAGCGCCCCAGTGCCGTACCCGAGACCCAGAATACATGTCTTACCGACAAAGCGTTGCTCAGCGTCTTTCTTTGTGATCGTGCGGTTGTAGACAGCAGATGCGAACAGCGAATACACATCCTCGCCCCGCGCAAACTGTTGCACCACATCGTCTTGTCCAGCCAACCACGCGACCATACGCGCCTCGATCTGTGATGAGTCAGCGTTGATCACCTTGTAACCTTCTGGCGGCACGATGGCCTTCTTCAGTGCCTTCTTCTTAGGATCGCGGCTTGGCAGATTCTGGAAGTTGATCTTGTCCATGCCCGACCAGCGGCCCGTGTGCGCTCCGTAGTATTTCAGGGGGACAGGAATGAGTCCCTTGTTGCGCTTGCCTATGTCGATGAACCTCTGGATGCGCCCCGCTTCAAGTGTTGACTTCGTTCCGAGTCTCACCGCGCACAGGTGCTGAATGAACTCATCCTCACTCTCACACAGCGCGATGAACCCTTCGTCCTTCTTGGCAAGGGCAGGGACTTCCTTCTTCTGCTTCTCGCTCATCTTCATCGGCACTTTGATCTTGAAGCTTTCCAAAATCTCAGCGAACTTCTTATTGCTGGACAAGTTCTTGCGCACCTCTTCCTCTGTCTCACATTTGAGCTGGCTCATGAGCGATGACAATAGTTCAGACTTTTCTCTGTGCATGTCTTCAAGCCGAGTGTTCAGCTTGTCCTCATCAACGTACAGCATGGGGTGCGTGAACATGCGGATCGTCATGTCGATCAGCCGCAACTCATCCATAGGAAAGTCTTTGGACATAATGTTGAACAGACTGTACGTCAGCGCCACATCGTTCCTGCAATACTCCCCATACCGTGCGAGGTCATCAGGCGCAAAGTCTTTACGGCGTTTGTCAATCGCCGCAACAACCTCATCACCCTTCTGTCCTATCTGATACCGCTCAGCCAGCTTGGCCAGCGAACCCCCGACTTCGACACCATGCAACGCCCTAGCCATCGACAGCGTATCAAGGTAGACCTTTGGCGTGATGCCGAAATGCCAATACAAGATACAGCCATCGAACAGCGTGTTGTGTGCCAGCATCATGGAGTTACGCCAATCGAATTGCAGTAGCCACTTGCGCATCGTTTCACGGTCCCCTGAAAACCAAACTGGCTCACCAGCATCGACTTGCACCGACACCCCGATCACCTCGAAACGCTTGTCACGCACGTATTCTTCGGTGGTCTGGGTACGGAAACCCAAGTCTTTGCTTGTGTAGTAGGTCTCGAAATCGAGAGTTATCAGATTCATTATTTAAGCCCTACCTTCTTCTTGATGTGCTTGATATCTGACTCAGATAACTTTGTGCTGCCGACCGCGATTTGGGGAGCGATCGTGTTAGCGCCAAAAAAGTTTGATGCTAGGTTTGCACCAATCCCGAGGTTCCCCGACGAGTCAAGGCGCATGACTTCCTGATACTGGACAGGTTGAGGCGGCACATAGTTCACTGCATCCAACACCTTGGCGTTGAAATTATCTACCATGAGTCTTTTCTTGGCTTCAATCCAAGCCCCCACCTCTTCGTCTGATAGGCAATCGTTCTCCGCTAACCCGTTGGCAACAGAGATGAGTTCACTCCACCCGGCTTGTGTAGTGTTCACGCTAAGTCGATACGGGTCGAGTACAAAATCTTCCGGGTGCTCGCGCATGCGCTCGATCAAAATTTTCAGTCCATTATTCATTTATACGTCCTCAGATCGAGTGGTCCAGTTCGCGCTTGAGATACCAAATGGCTTTCTCAAGGTCTTGCTTGCGGCTACCCTTGTGGTCCGCACGGGTGATGTACTTCACAGCGTTACCCATGTTGTAGTTCAAGCGCTTGGCTTCGATGAAGTCGATGGTCTCGATACCGCCCACTTTGTAGTGCGCTGGGTGGTTCACTGGGTCTGACTTCGG